TCCATTAAATCGCCTCTGAGCGACTGATTCGTCCAAAATCTTTTGTATTTATTGATATTTACTCTCAAAGGTTTCGGATACTCTACATAATAATTTTCCATTTTTTTACTGATTTAATTAATTAATAATCAAAATAATCCCGATCAAAATCCTCGTCGTGATCATCGTATTCGTCTTCTGATATAAAATTCTCGATATTTTCCTCAATATATTCTTTCAAATAATCCATTATATTAACAATCTCTTGTTCATTTAGGATCATTTTATTTTCCAATGGCTCACAATCCTGATCAACTGAATTATATTGATTAAAATCTGATCGATATAATTTAATTTTATATTCTCGATCAATTTCCTCAAAATATCGACCGTCTAGATTCATAAATGATTTATGATCTCGATAATCAACTTCGATAGTTAGATTCGGAAAAAACCATTTTTGATCTTTAAAATCGAGGAATAATGTAAATTCCTGATTATTCATTTCATACATTTCAATTACTTTCATTTTCTGATTTTTTAATTATGAATCAAAATTAATTATTCGATTTCATATAACCTAACTTTTTAAAAAAAATATTCAAAAAAATTATTTTAATGAATCGCAAACTTGACAAATATGAAATTGATCACAAGAGCATATTAATTCAGGATCGATTTTCATTAATTCAATCTGATCTCGATGCTCATTAAATAACTCACCGCCGAATTCATATCGAGGATTAGTCCTTTTAATTTCCTTTTGCCATTCCCTGATCCTGCGTAAAACCATTTTCAGAGTATTTTTTGCGTGAGATTCCGTCATTTGATCAACTAATATCATTTGACCATTTCTCATTTTCCAATAAATTTGCTCGTTTTTCATAATAAACCATTTTCTTTAAATGAATAAAATCCATTATCTGCGGTAATAATCAAATGATCAAGTAATTCCGAATCGATCATTTTTATTAAATCGTTTAGATCTTTGGTAATTAATTTATCTGATTCACTAGGAGAAAGATTTCCGCTCGGGTGGTTATGAGCAATAATTACTTGAGTTGCTAAAGAATCTAGAATATATTTCAGGACTATTTTCCGATCGACTATCGTCCCTGTTATTCCGCCCTGCGATATTTTTACGTATCCAATAGTTTCAAGTCTTCGATTAAGGAGTAAAAGGAAAAAACTTTCATATACTTCGATATCATTCCCATAAAATTGCCTGATATATTCTGCCGCTTCTAAACTTGATTTTATTTCCTTTCGATTGAATTTTCCCTTTTTTTTGATTATTTCAAACGTATCAATTTTTGACATATTATTCAGATTTTAATATTAATAATATAATTCATTATCACCGTAAACAATAAATTCAATTGAATGAGATCCAAGTAATTCAGTAAAGAATTCAACCGTTCCCTCGTATGATCCATTTAATCCCGATCCAATTTCATTATACTCAATCTCAATAACATTCGTAGCAATCCAATAAAATAAATTTTTTATCGAATTCATATCTGCTAATAACTCCTGAGCCTTTCTTGTATCCCTCAATGAAAATTCAATTCTTGTCATTTTTTCTGATTTTTAAATTATTAATAGACCAAAATTATTTATTCGATATCATATAACCAAACTTTTGCGAAAATATTTTTAATTTTTTTTTTATTGAACAAAGAAAAACCCCCAAATCAAAAGAGATCAGGGGGCAAATCAATAATTAAATTAAATCAGATATGCAAAACTATTTAATAAATCGCTTAAAAACAATTTTTCCGATAACTTTTCCGATAGTTTTCAGGATTCCCGAATCCGAATTAATTGATATTTCCGATTTTTCTCCTGTTTTTGTGATCTCGATATCCAATTTTTTGCCATCGTATTTGATCGATTTCTCGTCCTGATCTTTTTTTATCTCAAAATCTCGATTTTTCCCGTCATATTTTATGTTTAATTCCTGATCATTTCTTTCGATATCGATTTTATTTCCGTCAATATCTGCTTGAACTTTTATATCTTTCTTTTTTTTAGCCATTTTATTCGTTTTAAAGGGGATTAAATTCATTAATAATGCAATATGATACGTATTCCTGTTTTTTGCTCTTTAAAGCCGATTCATACCATTCCATTTGCTTCAAATATTTTTCTCTTTCATTGATTACCTGACATCCTGCTGACCAACCATCGATGCTCGATTTAGTTAATTTTAAATTCCCTGATCTAAAATCATAAGTATTCGTATGATAATTGATTCCAAACCATCCCGATTGAAATTTGCCTAGTTCCTCGCTCTTTTCGTCCTGATCGCCATCCCTGAATACTTGAATTTGTGCTCCTATTTGAAGCAAAGCGGGCATTTTCCCTTTATGTAATCCGTATTTCCAAACATTGTAATACCATCGATCCGCTCGAACTACTGCTGCTCCAAGTTTATTGTAATTTTTATATCCGCCTTTGAGGATTGAAGTGCCCGGATTGGTCGTTCCTGATAATACTTGAATAAATTTTTCCCCCTCGAATTCGTAAAATTTATCGTCAAAATAATTTGGTTGATCCTCGTTTGATCTGACTCCTAAAATCCAACGTCCCGACGGAATTTCTTTAAATGAACTAATCGCTTTTACTCGGTTTAGCAATTGGATATCGGTATATTTTCTAACCATTTTTTCGTCTTTTAATAACTGAAATCGCTGCAAATATAATCATTAAAATAATAAATATATTTTTGCCATAATCTTGTTTCTGAATGAATTTTTCGATTATCCTTTCTTTTTTATCCCTGATCTCGATTAAATGAGTAGTATCATTCCCTTTAATAATCAGAAATGAATCAACTACTGAATCTTTATTTTCTGAATGGTGGATCTTTTCGATAATAGTATCCTGATCATTCTCTGAATTATTCCTCTGATTTTTCATTTTTATTCTTTTTTAAAAATCCTAGCCAATAGTCGTATAAATCGTCGATTAACATATCCATTTTTTCAGTTATTTCATTCGCAGTCCAACCGACTATAAAAGCAATAAGGATCGAGACTCTAGACGAAACGTGTCCGTATAGCATTTCTACTAATCCGATCATTGAATAACATAATATCCCTGCTACCGCCATACTGAGAATAGTTGAAGTCAATTTCATTCTTTTTTTAATGGCTTTAAGCAATGCTCCGATCATTCCGATTGCTATTCCGATAATATCCGTAAAGTTCTCGATCCCTTTCATTTTAAAAATATGTTCTTTTGTTTTTAAATTTATCCCCGACTTTAGCGGTTAATTTTGCTTTTCTAGAAAAATCGAAATATTCGATCTCTGCTGAATCCTCTAAAATTACAGGGATATCAGTATAGCGATATGAATGATTATGAGCATTATAGTCTGAAATGAATAATTCATTTTCTGATAATAAATAAAGATCTACTAATGGTAAAATTTGACATTCATTCAGAGGATCGGTAATTATTTCATAAGTATTCAGATTTTCACGAATAACTCTTTTCATTTGACGATCTGAATATATCAGATTATCGATTTCAGTATTTGGTTGACGATTTCCAATGAATCCATAAAATCGATGCGTGCTTTCGACTTCTGATCCTGAAAAATTGATATTTTCGATTTCGTGAAAACCATCGAATATTGCTCTGACTCTTGCAGTCCCTCGAGCATTTTCCATTGAGAAAGGGAGCAATTTATATATACCCCATTCAATGAATCCGATAATCCCTGAAATATTATATTCAATTACTAATTTATAGCATCCCTCGCCGTCTGAATTTAAAACATCATTCCAATTGATAGTCGTATAAATAGCATTCGGTTCATTGATAAATATTTTCGGAGTAGGAGTGAAATTCGTTTCCTGCCCCTCTTTTAGTAATTTGAATTGAGCAGTTCCGCCGATATTTAATTTAATCCACGCAGAAGTTTTATCATTTTCCCAAGTATTCGAGGAATTGGAAGCGAGAACGATATTTTCGCAACAACAATCTTTGATCCCTCGATTTATTTCCGCAAAAGATTTAGGTAATTTAATTGAATCATATTCTTTAAATATTCGATCCTCGCGACCACAAACCGTGCAATCGATTCCCTCTGATTTAATGAATAAAAACTCCTGATATAAATCCCCGATTGCTAACCAATAATTCAAAGGACTAGTGTCCTCGTTTGGAATTGGATCTCCGATCGGGCAAAGAGCATTTTTAAATAATCTAGCAACTACTTGAGAGTTATCAGCATCTAGAATTAATGCCATATCCCATTGATACCCATTCCAATAAATCAAAAAAGTTTGATTATCGAATTCGATCGACCAATAATTTCTACCATTATGCAATCCGATCAGAATAGCATCTGACTCAGTTATTTCATTATTATAGTCAAAAGTAAATCTTATTCCGCAGTCGCATTCAGAGGGTATTATCGGGCATTCCTTTGCTTCCTGAGTCTCGAATGAATTAAAGAAATTCATTTGTAACCATCCGAAAGAACTTGGTAAAGTGCTATCAGGAAAATTAATAAAAGATCCGTCATTATCTAAATATGAAACGAAATCCCCTTGCGGACCTAAAGTGATTAAATACCATCCTGTTGAGTATGGAGCGATCCCGATCAATGAGTAAAAAATCTGAAATTGAATATCAGGATATTCGGGAACTTCAAATCTGAATATCGGTGATCCGTCCTGAGCAATATCGTAAATATTAATTTCAATGCATTTTACTTCTTCAGTTCCCGTTTTTGAATAGCAAATCTTTAAGCATTTCTTTTTAAATGGATCGCAATCCTCAGTAATTAGTTGAGTAAATGGAGTTTCAGGGATATCAGAATTTACCGTCCAAGTTCCCAAAGGGCAAGAAGCAGGAAATTGAGTTAAATTCGCATAAATTCCTGTTATTATATTCCCATTCTCGTCACAAAGCCATAAAAACCAATTTGTCGCTTCGAGATCATATTGAAAAACATAATAATTCGATTCATAAAAAAATTGATAATTCGGTTGCCCGTATTGAGAATCGCCATTCTGAGTGGCTTCAATCGGGATTAAACTCCCATTAATTAATACATTTAAGCATTGACAAGCCATTATTTAGCAGGTATAGGGTTTAAATTGATATCGAATTCTGATTCTGCTTCCTGAATAATTTGATTTCTGATCTCATTTAATTCGGATTCATTATATTCAACCTCTTTACCAAATCGTAAAAGATCTTTATACTCTTCAGATACAGGAATCAATTCAAAATAAATTTTAT